ATCATCCCCGCCTTCCGCTACGCTCTGGGCGAGCTTGCGGGGGTGCTCGACGACTCGTTCGACCAGTGGATGACCGACTACATCATTCAGGTGAGCAGCGACACCCAAACCGTAGACCTGCGAAGTCTCAAGAGGTCAGCACGGCGGCAGCTTGAGGGTAAAAACGAGTGGCAGAAAGACCAGATGGTGCTGGACGCCATGCACACACTGGAGAAAGCTGGCTGGGTCTTACAGATTGACGAGAAGATGAACAAGCATCAGGTGGTCTGGGCCATCAACCCGTCTATCGCTGGCATGTTCAGAGAGTACCGCGAAAAGGTGGTCAAGGCCAAGCAGCGGCACGCGGACTACATTTACCGCTACGCCACGGCGCAGGGCAAAGAGCGCAAGTTCGTCAAGGGGTATGACCCCGAGACGATGGATTAATTGGCCTGACGGTTAGTTCGATCCTTTAGTTCGATGCTTTAGTCGGCCCAACGGTTAGTTCGATCCTTTAGTTCGATCCTTTAGTCAGACCTCCTGCGCGGTCCTCCCCCGCTTGCGTGGCGGCGGCGCGGTCAAGGGCGCGGGCTCGAGCACCTCGAGCAGCGCGGGTGCAAGCGCCTCGAGCAGCCCCAGCACCTCGAGCAGCCGCACGGCGGCGGCGCTGGGTGCCCGCTGGGCGGCGGTCCACTTTCGAAGGGTGAAGAGCGGCACCCCCAGTAGGTCAGCTGCCCGGGCTTCGCAAAGCCCCCGGCGGGACATCAGGGCAAGCAGATCAGCGGTGAATTTAATTTGAGTCATGGTGAACGGTCCAACAAAAAGCCCCCGGGGTGATCCGGGGGCGGGGGTTACTTTCGAAAGATCAGGGAAAGAATGATCAGGATCAGCCGGATCACGCCCCCTACAAGGGCTACGATCAGGGCAACGGTAGTCAATCACTGCCCCCGTATGCGCTGGGGATTTCCCGGCCACTGTGGGCACAATACAAGGGCTCACCCTCCCAATGAATGAAGACATTCACCGGAGTCCAATCCCTGCCGGTTTCCCGGCGGATCAGCCGATAATTTTCCCGGGCTGACTGAGCGTCAATCACTTCCCCGTCTTCCATTGCAAGGGCGCAAGGGTAGCCCCCGGGCCATGCATACCCGTTTGAGCGGATAAAGTCTTGCAGTTTTTTGCGGTTCATAATTCATCCCCGTATGCTTGCTCTTGACGGGCCGCGTAAAGTTCATCCGTCAGGATATCAATTTCAGCGGTAGCCCGCCCCAATGCCGCTTGTAGGTCAGCAACCCGGGCAAGCAGTGCGGCGGTGATCAGATCCCCCCGGGCATAAGCTGCCCGCTCTTGTTCGTCGGTGATCATGGTTATCCTTTCAATGGTTTTGGTTTCTGGGCTTCATTCAAAACCCGGGTGAATCGGTCAACCCCCACGCGGTCAACCATTGAATCGAGATCAATCAGGGCAGCTTCGCGGGCTTGCGCCACGGTCAGATCATGCGAAGACACGGGAACCCCCTTGTAAGTGGCGGTGATCCGGCAAACCTTGTACCCGCTCACCGGGTCCGATATTTGCCAATCACCCTTTCCCGCAAGCACGGGCTCACGGTGCAATGCCAAGCGCCAAGCATCAGAACCCCGGATGAAAACGAGCGGGTAATATTCCACGGGCTCAGTTTTGCCCCCTGCCCGTGCCATTTGAAAGACTTGTTTTTTGGGCATGATCAAGCACCCCTCACGATAGGGATCACCCGGCGGGCTTTCGCGTCAGCAACCCGGGCACGGGTGCCATGTGCGCGAAACCCAATGATCACGCGGCGGTCAGCCCGGGCACAGAGCCCACATGACGCACAATCGATATCGTCCCTTGACTGGGCGGGGCAAACAATGATTGTCCGGCCTGCCGGGGTTTCGGTTTTCTCCGGTGTATCAATCGGCACAATGCAAACCACGGGCAAGCCGGTTTCCGCAAGCAGATCAGCCTCCCCGCAATCATCAGCCGATAAGTTGACGGTGAACCCCCAGCGGGTAGCGTGCCCCGCCCAGTGAATAGCATCAGCGCTTTTTTTGTGTGTGTAGGTAAACCCCCGGCGGCCTAAGTTAGCCCGCACGATCTCGCCCAGTGCTGCCGCGTCAACCGATTCACCCGCCCCCGGCAGATCACCGGCCACATTGTGCCGCCATAGTTGATTGTCCGGCAGTGCCGCAATCGAGCGGGTGAGATCGATCAAATCCCCGCCCCTCTGAGGCACCTTGTCCCATGCAAGGCGGGTATAAAAATCCTCTGCATAGCAATCAGCACGATAGTGCGGGCAAGATTGCGGGCACGTTTCCCGCTGACTGTAGGTAACGGGTATTGGTCCCGTTTTGCGATTGCTTGACTGAGCAATGAAGTGGAATTTCATCACTTGCCCCCTTTGCGGGCAGAAACCCGCACCACATGGTATGGCTCACCATGTGAGGTATGAGCGGTGATCAGCTGATGTGAGGGCTCAAACCGGCGGGCAATCGTTTCCCAATCAATCCGGTCCCTGCCCGCAAGCAGTGACACGGTGACGCGGTGTAGTGTTCCGTCAATCGCGGGCATGTTCGAAGAGATCAGGAATTGCTTGATTGTGTCTGACTCGGCGGTGAGATCAGCGGTAAGCGCTTTGATCTCCGCAAGGCGGTCAACAAGGCCGGAAAGGATTGCGGGGGCTTCGGATTTTGTCATGGGGTTCTTTCAGGGTTACGGGTTACAGAGAAAACAGAAACACGGTGATCAGCCAAACCGCAAGCAGTGCAAAGGCGGCACCCGCCCAAATTGCAAGGGTTGACGGTTGATCAGGCTTTGCGGGTAAGCAGTGTTGACGATGACGGCTCATGGCGGGCTTTCAGGGTTACGGGTTACAAGGGGCGGGGATTGCTCCCCGCCGGGTGAATCAGCAAAGGAACTCAGGGTGATTGGTGACGCCCCAGTCTTGCGCCACGGTGCGAATGTACGCGGCGCTTTTGTTGGTGCGGGCAGCACGAATGAGGGCTGAAAGTGAGCGGGCAAGCATCCCTTTATCGGCACCCAGGGCGCGGTATTGAGTAAGCTTGTTGATCTCGCGGGCTTCGGACTTGTTGATCATGATTGTCTTTCGAGGTTACGGGTTACAGGGTGCTGCACTCGATGTGCAGTGACTACAATGTAACCCAGCGGGTTTGCCTTGTCAAGCCCGGGGATCAAATATCCTACTAAACCCAGAGGGTATTGCTGATCCTCATTGTGACAATTGTGCCTTTTATTTTGGGGGGCTTGATTCTGGGGAAAAGGTGATCGATCAGAAAAAAGAGCTTTTTCAAGGGTCCGCGCGAAAGGGCACTTTGTCACACTCGCATGATCCTGACCCAGCGGATCAGCGGATCAGCAACCCAGCGGGCACCCAGCACCCAGCGGGTGCAATAGGTGCCGGGGTGCCGCCGGGTGCTGCCGGATTCCGGGGTGCCGATTAATGCCGGGTTCCGGGGTGCTGCCGCCCAGCGGGTGCCGGGGTGCTGGGTGCTGATCCGCTGGGTGCCGGGGTGCTGGGTGCTGCCGCCCAGCGGGTTCCCGGGTGCCGCCGGGTGCCCGGTTCCGCGCCGACGGGGGCGGGCGAGGGCCGAGCGACCGGGGTGCTGGGCCGGGAGGCACCGCGAACCATTTTTAATTTTTTCAAAAATCAGAAACCCAATGGGTTCCATAAACCCAACTACACCCATTGACACAACTAAACATCCCCGTGCTAGACTCACGAGCACTATGGAACAAGGCAACCCTAATCCCGTAGGCACGGCTGTCGCCAGTGAGCAACCAATCGAACTGCCAAGCTGGCTGTCGTGCCCAGACCCAAGACCACCGAAGCTCCCCGTGGAGTCGCGGCAGTTGCTGCACACCCAGTACGAACAGATGTTCGAACGAGTCATTGAGCAGGTCTATCGGGGCCGCAGCCTGCGTGACCTTCTCGAAGATGACTATCGGGTGATCAGCTACGAAGACTTCCTCAAGTGGGTCAAGCGTGACCCAATGCGCCATGAGCGGTTCAAGGAAGCGCAAGAGAGCAGGACCGAGTTCATTGCAGGCGAGATTCTTGAGATTGCCGATGCCGAGGACAGCATCGAGGATGTGCAGCGCTCCAAGCTCAAGATCGACACTCGCAAGTGGCTGATGGGCGCGTGGAACAAAAAGCGCTACGGCGAGGTCAAGCAGGTCGAGGTGGCGGGGTCTATCTCGATCACTGAGGCGTTGCAGCAGGCTCAGATGCGGATCGTCGAAGCTGAAGTGATGGACGTAACCCCTCAACTGGAGCAGTGATGCAGCGAATCAGGTACAGCCCCGAGGAGGAGCAACTGCTCATGACGCAGTTGTGGTCGCCGCAGATTGCCGACAACCCGGAGACGTTTGTTCTGTTTGCGTTCCCGTGGGGGCAGAAGAACACGCCGCTGGAGAGGTTTAAGGGGCCGCGTAAGTGGCAGCGGGAGGTGCTTCGTGAGATAGCGGACTTTATTCGCACCAACCGCAGCAGCATGAGTGCCGATGAGATGATCGACGCGCTGCGCTCGGCTGTGTCCTCTGGCCGTGGGGTAGGGAAATCGGCACTGGTTAGCTGGTTGATTCTGTGGATGCTGTCCACTCGCATTGGCTCGTCTGTCGTGGTCTCAGCCAACAGCGAGACACAGTTGCGCACTGTCACCTGGGGTGAGTTGACTAAGTGGGCCACCATGAGCATCAACGCGCACTGGTGGGAGCCGAGCGCCACCAAGCTGGCACCGGCTGCGTGGCTGACTGATCTGGTTGAGCGTGACTTGAGGAAAGGCACCCGGTACTGGGGTGCTGAAGGCAAGCTCTGGAGCGAGGAGAACCCAGACGCCTATGCCGGTGTCCACAACATGGACGGCATGATGGTGATCTTCGACGAGGCGTCGGGTATCCCGGACAGCATATGGAGCGTGGCAGCGGGGTTCTTTACCGAGAACATCTTGGATCGGTACTGGCTGGCGTTCTCCAACGGTCGGCGCAACACGGGGTATTTCTACGAGGCCATCGACGGGGGCAAGCGGCAGTTTTGGACAAGCCGCAAGATCGACGCCCGCACGGTAGAAGGCACCGACAAGTCGATCTACGAGCAGATCATCGCGGAGTACGGCGAGGACTCGGACGAGGCCCGTGTCGAGGTATATGGGGACTTTCCCAAGAGCGGGGATGACCAGTTCATCATGCCCTCGGTGGTCGATGACGCCATGAAACGGCCCAAGCACAAGGACATGACAGCACCTATCGTGCTCGGGGTTGACCCTGCACGGGGCGGCATGGACTCCACGGTCATGGTGGTGCGCCAGGGGCGGGACATCATAGCGATCCGCAGGTTTAAGGGCGACGACACCATGACCACCGTGGGTAACGTGATTGACGCCATCGAGGAGTTCAAGCCCACGCTGACCGTGATTGACGAGGGTGGCCTCGGATACGGCATACTTGACAGGTTGACCGAGCAGCGGTACAAAGTGCGCGGTGTGAACTTCGGCTGGAAGGCCAAGAACCCCGTGATGTGGGGTAACAAGCGGGCTGAGATGTGGGGCGCGATGCGGGAGTGGCTGAAAACAGCGTCACTTTCTGCGGACAGGCAGCTTAAAACTGACCTGACTGGTCCCATGAAGAAGCCGAACTCGGCGGGAACCATCTACCTTGAGGGCAAGAAGGAAATGAGAGCACGAGGACTATCATCGCCTGATGCGGCAGACGCGCTGGCCGTGACCTTTGCGTTTCCGGTTGCACATCGAGAGTACAATGACCGCATAATTACCCGGCGCAACGCCCAGAATGGCGCTGCATCGACATCTTGGATGGGGTCGTAAATGGCAAAAAAGGGTGTGTCTCTTAGCGTTGGACGGGGCGAGAAGCTACCCGTCAGCAAGGGCGCGGGCTTGACAGCCAAGGGCCGCGAGAAGTACAACGCCGCCACGGGTTCTAACTTGAAGCCGCCAGCCCCAAACCCCAAGACCAAGGCTGATCAGGCACGCAAAGACAGTTTCTGCTCACGCATGGGTGCCGTCGCGGCGAAGGCCAAAGATGGTGAACGGGCCAAAGCGGCCCTTAAACGATGGAAGTGCTGATCATGGCTACTAAACCCGGTCTTTACGCAAACATCAACGCCAAGCAAGCCCGCATCAAGGCAGGCTCTGGCGAGAAGATGAACAAAGTTGGCAGCAAAGCAGCGCCGACCAAGCAAGACTTTATCAATTCTGCCAAGACGGCAAAGAAAGTCAAAAAATGAGCAAAATCCTCGAACCCATCAGCAAGCTCAACAGCCGTGAGCCAAAGATTGTTGGCGGCGGTATGCCTGCCCGCAACACGCCGACCAACGCTCACATGGCGTCATACAGCGGCAAGAACGACGGCAGCGTCAACGTCAAGGCGACGGTTGCCAAGGTTCTGGGCAAGATCAAGTAATCATGCCCCAAGACTACACAGGAATTGCCGCTGCTGGCGCAGTCAGCGACGGCGGCTCGGCCAAGGACCAAAGCGACTCCGAGGTGCTATCGACGGCACGCAGTCGCCTTGACATGGCGATTTCTGCGTTGTCTGAGTCGCGTGAGGACGAGCTAGACGACCTGCGGTTCTACGGCGGCTCGCCCGACAACCAGTGGCAGTGGCCCGCCGATGTGCTGGCAACTCGCGGCGCGGTGCAGGGCCAGACCATCAACGCCCGCCCGTGCTTGACGGTCAACAAGCTGCCGCAGCACGTTCACCAAGTGACCAACGAGCAGCGGCAAAACAGGCCGCAACCCAAGGTCATACCGGCAGACGATGGCGCTGACGTTGAGGTGGCGACGATCTTCAACGGCATGATCCGGCACATTGAGTACATGTCGGACGCTGACGTTGCCTATGACACGGCCTGCGAGAACCAAGTGTCCTACGGTGAGGGCTACGCCCGCATCCTGACCGAATATTGCGACGACAACACGTTCAATCAAGACATCAAGATTGGGCGCATCCGCAACAGCTTCTCGGTCTACATGGACCCGTTGATTCAAGACCCGTGCGGCTCAGATGCCAACTGGTGCTTTATCACCGAAGACATCCCCCTTGACGAGTACGAGCGCCAGTACCCGGACGCCGCGCCCCTGTCAACGATGCAGACGCTGGGTGTGGGCGACCAAGGGCTCAGTCAGTGGATGAACGAGAACACGGTGCGGATTGCCGAGTATTTCTACGTTGACTACGAAAAGCAAACGCTCAATCTGTACCCCGGCAACCAGACCGCGTTCGCGGGCACGCCCGAGGACAAGATGCTCAAGGGCATGTTTGGCAAGCCGGTCAAGTCGCGCAAGGCCGACCGCAAGAAGGTCAAGTGGCTCAAGATCAACGGCTACGAGATTCTGGAGCGCTCCGACTGGGCAGGCGCACACATTCCCGTGATCCGCTGCGTGGGCAACGAGTTTGAGGTTGAGGGCCGCTTGTACGTCAGCGGGATCGTGCGTAACGCCAAGGACGCGCAGCGCATGTACAACTACTGGGTCAGCCAAGAGGCTGAGATGCTGGCGCTGGCCCCCAAGGCTCCGTTCATCGGCTACGGTGGTCAGTTTGAGGGCTACGAGACCCAGTGGAAGACGGCCAACACGACCAACTGGCCGTATCTGGAGGTCAACCCGGACGTTACAGACGGCGCAGGCAACGCGCTGCCACTACCCCAGCGGGCCCAGCCACCAATGGCCTCTAGCGGCCTGCTGCAAGCCAAGGCTGGCGCGTCTGACGATATCAAAGCGTCCACCGGCCAGTACAACGCTGCGCTGGGCATGAC